CTTTCTATAAGGTGGGGCTTCCGCTCCACCTTAGGGTGGGCTTATCTAGGAGGGTTGACCTATGAAATGGGTCCCCGTAGCACCAGACGAGCGAGCTCTTCAATCGTTGAAGAGCGGTCTGGGTTTAGTTGAGCGTGGCTGTGTGAAAGACTTTGTTACCGGTTTGATCGACAGATGCCAGTGGGGTGTGCCAGATGAAGGCCGATACCTCACCGCTTCACACTTTGCTGCGAACACAAGTCCAAGTCCGATACCTTCTCATAGGGTAGCGGAGGCACGATGTAGGACGAAACACGGTACGTACTCCAGAAGACCTGGTTTCTTCACCCCCGATGATCAAGGGGTGTCTATGGAGCACCTAATCCGTCGCCTATTCTCCCCTCATCCGGTGTCTCTTAATGGTCGTGCAATGGGTGTTGCCGATGAGAAGGTTCGAAAGCTGATCCCGTCTCACGAAGGACTCTTAAACCTCTGCAGTCTTCGCACTGCGGTTGACTCCTTCGAAGGCAAAACTGGTTTGGGCTGGCCGGTGTTTTCGTCAGACAGAGGTTACATCCCCGTATCTAGGGACCTCTCGGCATCGTTAATTCGATGTCATTACCCCCACGAGTCTGTTCACCTTTACCCTGGAGTTGTTGGTTTCAGGGGCCAACCTCGTGGTCCGGGTATGTTCTGTAAGTTTCGTGCTATTTTTCAATGCAGCCGGGTCATAATGAACCTGGAGAAGATGCTCCAGATTCCATTACACGCCGCACTCCGTAAACACGAGTGCTTTTGTGCGTGGAACGGTAGAGATGCCGTTGACATTGCGGTGACCCGTCTTATGCGTAGCTCGAAACATCCAATCGTGTCGGTCGACTTCTCTAACTTCGACGCTTCAATACCGTCCGAGGTTATTAAGAGAGTTTTCGGCATAATCCGCGGTTGGTTTCACCGGTCATGGCACCCACATATTGAGTACCTGCAGAAGGTCTTTTGTGGGTGTGGCATCATTATCCCTCACCGTGAAAAGCAGTGGGAGATCCTTGGAGGAGAATTCCGAGGTGGAGGGGTGCCGTCAGGTTCTGTTCTTACAAACCTGATTGACAGTCTGGTTAACTTATGGGTCGTCACGTATGCCGCTGCCTGCGATGGCGGTGTCGTTACTCATGCGATCCCGCAGGGTGACGATGGTGTGTTCCGATTCGTCGGAACGACGGCTGAGAAGGTTTCCAAAAGACTGTTGTCCGATCTGGGTATGGTCCTTTCGGTTGAGAAAAGCCTCGTATCTTCCTCAGAGGTACATTTTCTACAGAATGTGCATCATAAGGAATATGATATCAACGGGGTGCTGGTTGGGGTACGTCCCCTCATGCGTGTTCTCAATGGTATGATGTCCTATGAGGACATCAACCGCCGATGGGAAGATAAGGAGTTGTTTGATGGCTTTCGATGGTTACAACAACTGCAAAATGCGTCGGCTCATCCATCATTTGAGTCGGCGTGTGAATGGTTGTATAACCGGGCTGAACCTAGCGTCAATAGAGTACTGGAGTGTGTGCTTTCAGGCAACACCGCTCTATTGAGTAGGGTAAAATCAGCCCTTTCGGGCAAGTACGAGTGGGGCAAGGTGGCTATCGATGGACTGGGGGCAACTGCTGTCTTCCAGACCATGGTCTCTATCGCGGCGAAAAGGCGCCGTGTATCCTAGTCGCTAAAAGGGGTATTAACCTGGGGGTTTTCGATGATCATGGACATTGTTATCGCTGTCTTGTTAGTCGTTGTTGCGCTCATACTAATGGGCTTGGTCTGCATAGGAGTGGTTTACCTCTCCTTGGCTATGACCACGACTAACATGGTTTTATGTCCGCGGTGTCACTCCGTCTTTCGTGAACCTCATGGGGTGATCACATGTCCGTGGTGTGGCTTAACCGACGCTATCATCGAACCTGGAGATACTCATGCCAACTATCCTCTTTCCTGATTTTGACCCGCGCTATAACCCACGGTGGGATGTGGGAATTAATGACCGCCTTATGACGCATGAGGAGCTTCGGCTCAAGGCGGAGTTTCTGGCCGAAGAACGGGCCAATCGTTTGGCAGCTGCAACGGGTCAAGCTGTGTTAAATGCAGCTATTACAGGAACGACAATGGCCGTCGCTGTGTACTTGCTGGGAGCGATTCTGATTCGTTCATGGGAAACCTCTCGTGATGCGAAGTCGGATGATTTCGGTGGCACCTACCGCCGACATTTCCTGGAGTCACATGAGGAGTTTCTTGATCGTGTGCGACTCGGCGTTCATCTCGACGAGTCTATGTGGCATGCACACGAGACAGAGGGAGACTTTAGTGAGAGTCCCCTAATTAATGTCATAGATGAGAAGAATGCTTTCTCCAGTGCTATTAGGCTCTCATTCGGTCCCACGAAGTTAGGTGAAGGTCCAGTGTCCTTTGCCTCACACAGGTATATTTCTACCGGTGTGTTATCTACACTTAGGAGGTTTCGTTATGGCTCGACGTCGGTCTCGACAGGGTCGGAGGTCTTCTCCGACTATGTCTCGTAATGGACGGCAGACAATGGCGAGTTTGGGGAGTAACGATCTCCAGAACCGCCGTGATTTGATCGTCTCAGGCGGGTCAGTGAATAACGCAGGTGCTCAAGTTGCGGGCTCGTCTTGGAATGGATCAGCCAAGACTTTGGCCCCTGGCAATCAGCTCGCTTGGCAAGCGATTGTCCTTCCTCAAGCGGTGACGGCTATCAATGCCCCACCCAGCACCGGCCAATGTAAGGTTCTGTCCGTCGAGGGCTCGTTTTATATTTCCACTCCGACGGTGTCGGGGAAATATTATATCGGTATGGGCATCTACATCTCAAAGTTCGACAGCCGTACCGGTACCTGGGGGGTTAGGTACCCCTCTAACGCGAGCTCCGATGCCGCGAGGGATGATTGGTTGGCCCTTCGCGTGGTGGTGGTTACCCTACCACTCCCGAGTGTCATCACTGATCCAATGATGGTCGAGCTTCACCTCGACTTACCACACCCCATTTCCTTGGGTGGAGGTGAAGCGCTGCACGTCTGTGTCGACAATAATGGAAGCTCAGTGGGTTCCTTCGATGTCGACACCTTCTTCCGAACCCGAATTTCGGACGTGACCTAACGGAAATTTCAGGAGTTTTGTATGTCAAAACGTCATTGGGTCGCTTCGGACGCTTATGCAAGTGTCCTCCCATTGGCCACTACTCTTAGTCAAACTATCACAAACTCTGACGCCCCGGCGCCGGGTTCGGTTAACACCCCCCCGTCGCCTTCGGGCATAGTGATAGATCGGGTTGTTGGAACTATACTTGTGTACCCAACGGGCTTTAACTTGATACCGAGTACCGGTGTAATCCAACGCGTTTGGGTTGGCGTTGTAGTCTGTAACTTAGACTCTCGTACCGGCCTCTTTAACGTACCTGACCCGTCTTTAGTAGCCGATCAGGCGGTTGACTGGATTTGGAAAGACGAGGGGGTGATTTTCCTCCCCTCTCTCGGTGACCCTGGTATATGTACCTCACTTCGTTTTCGTCTTCCCGGTCGAGTGAGTATTTCTCTCGCTACTGGTGAGGCTCTTCTTTGGTCCATGACGACGGATGGTCCCGGTCCCTTAGATGTTTCTGACAATCTCCGCTGTCGTGTTTCCAGGCTACTTTACTCTTGACTCCCATCCCCACCGGGC